ACCCTTGCAGGTCTTGGTCTACACAAGTTCTTCAACTACGGTGAGAAACCTGTGGAACTTTGTCTGGATGGAACCGAGGAAGTTCTGGAAAAACTTGATGGTTCCATGATCCGGGTCATCAAACTGACTGAAGGTGGTGTATGGACATTCGGAACCCGTGCCGGTGAAACTGATGTGTCGGATTTGGCGGATAATTACATCGCAAGCCTAAACACGTCTTCCTATGATGCTTTCATTGAAGTCTGCCTAGAAGAAGGTTTGTGGCCTATCTTCGAGTTCTGGAGTCCCGGCAATGCAGTCGTGGTGAAGTACCCTGAACCATTCTTGAAAGTGATTGCCATTCGTACTTCGGAAGGGCATTACTGGGAACACCACGAAGTCAAGTCATTTGCTGCGCCGTTTGGATTGGAGTGCGCTGAATACAGTTCGCATGGTTTCATGAAGACCCTTGCCGACTATCCATCCATGAAAGGCATCGAAGGTTTCGTGGTTCGCACCAATACTGGCTGGTGTAAATTGAAGACGGACGAATATCGTCAATTGCACAAAGCCATAGAAGGTGTCAAGTTTGACAAGGATGTGGTTCGGATGATCTTGGATGGAACTATTGACGATGCTTTGCCGTTGATTCCAGAACCTCGGAAGTCAGAAGTTGAAGAACTTCGCAAATCTGTGGTAGAATATACCGTAACCCTCGAATGGCACATCCAAAGTGTTGCGAAGATTTGTGCTTCCTTGATTGCAATGGGTGTCTCAAGAAAAGACATCGTGACTTCCTTGGGCGATAGCAAAGTTCGCAGTCAGATTCTGGCAGTGATTGATGGACGAGATTCTTCGGATCAAGTCAAGAATATTCTGTTCAAGGCTTCTGCTACAACCCCACTTTGGAATGCTTTTGCGAAAGAGAACCTGAAGTGAGTAAATTCTTTGTGATGGCATTCTTTTCCATACTGATTGCTGCATCTGCCTACTTTCAATGGTGGCGATGTGGCGAGATGTTTCCAAATGCCCAATTGGCATGTTTTCTTGTGAGTAAGTAACCTATGAACTGCAAACCCGGTGACGACGCAATCATCCTAAAATCTATCAACCCAGCCAACATCGGCAGGCTTGTCAAAGTCATGCACTTTGTCGGTGAATTGCATGCTTTCCAAGAATATGACCTTGGTGACGGTATTGTGCGCGAAGCCATTGTGGATGGCAACCATTGGTATATTGTCCCTTTGGGCAGCCCTATCATGAATGCCAACGGCAAAGAAGTTTATGATGCTGTGCATCCCGACACATGGTTGCAGCCAATCCGCGACACAAAGAAAGAAACCGATAAGGTTTCCGAACGAGACTTTGAACGAGTTTATTGAATTGTGGTATAATCCAATTTTGAAAGGAACATTATGAGCAATGAACTTGATGGAATCCGGGTAATCCATGTCCGGTTCCGGCCACAAAAACTTGATGGGGACTTTGAACGACCCCCTATCCGAGGTGGCCTTACTGTGGCCTACCGATGGGTCAAAGGAATGTCCTATATCGAGGTTGCCACAGCACCTTGTTCTGAACAGGACATCTTTGTGAAATCTATCGGTCGAAATCTTGCAATTGATAATCTACACAATGGTCACTACATCAACATCCCTTTCACGAAAGAGATGCGCAAGATTTGGACACCTACAGATGTTGTCCGACAAGCATTCATTCCCACCTATATCCAATAACCTTTTGAAAGCCTAATCATGAAACTTACCGAACAAACCCTTGCAATTCTGAAAAACTTTTCCACGATCAATTCCAGCATCAAGTTCCAAGCTGGCAATGAAATCCGTTCCGTTACCCAAGGTGGCGAAATGGTTGCCGTGGCTAAGGTTGCCGAAAACTTCCCCCAAGACTTCGCCATCTATGATCTGTCCCGCTTTATTGCCTGCGCAAACCTCTTGGAAGACCCCACACTGGATTTTCATGAGAACTTTGTGATGATGCAAGGTGAGAACAATTCAATCCAATATGGCTACACCGATCCTTCCTTGTTCGACGGCGCAAACTATACCAAGGCATACGCCATCGAAAACCAAGTTGTCGAACTTGAAATCAGCCAATTGAAACTGCAAAAGATTCGCCAAGCCGCCGCCGTTATCGGTTCGCCCAACATTTCCGTGGTAGGTGATGGGAAGACAATTTCCTTGATTGCACATGACTTGCGCAACAAATCGGCAGACCGCTACAAAGTTGCTTTGGGAAATTCCGACAAGCGATTGACCGTGAACTATCGCCTTGAAGATTTCAAGATGATTAGTGATGACTACGACCTGCAAATTTCCGATGGCATCATCACCAAGTTCATCGGCAATCTGGTTACATACAACATTGCCGCAGAAATTATCATCGACTAAGTGAAAGGGGCTGCATGCCCCTTCTTCCTTAAATAGTTGCATGATTTACAAAAACCACTTCTATCACGAACTTCTTCGCAAATACACATTGGTCGTCGGGTCTTTACTTGATGGCATTGATGTGGTTAGGTTCAATCCAGATGGAAGTGAGAAAAGCCGTCAACGTGTACCTGTTTCATATTCCGAAAAGGAAAAGTTCATCCAAAGGACACAATCCGACCCAGACCTGACAAGGCAGGCTGCGATTGTGTTGCCTAGAATTGGCTATGAAATGGGGTCATTGATCTATTCCCCAGACAGGAAGATTTCTGGCAAGCACAAGTTTGTCTATATTGATAGCGAACAAAAGTCTTCGGTTGTCTATACACCGGTGCCGTATGACATCACGTTTTCGGCAACCTTGATTGCGAAGACACAAACCGATGCTTTGCAAGTTGTCGAACAACTTGTTCCATTCTTCACACCAGACTACACAATCACCATGCGTGGTATTGGTAGCCCAGAGATCGGGTTTGATGTTCCGATTACCTTGTCATCAGTTTCGCAAGTGGATTCGTATGACGGGGAATTTGACCAACGCCGCATGATTCAATGGCGGTTTGAATTCGTGGTTAAAGGTTTCCTATTCGGCCCCATCCGGGAATCCGGTATCATCAAGATTGTTGATGTATCTTTGTACGACTATTCACAATTGCATGTCGCACCTGAACTACAGCAATACCTGATTAACTACAATTTTGTACCCTATATCAACGGTATGCCAATCCCCAATGGTGGCCAATCTTCGTTGGTGTGGAACACGAATAATTGGTAATCGACATGAAGACCCTTTCACAATTCTTGATGGAGTCGGTTGAAGAGTTTACTGGCATCCACTATTCCCATAAGCCCAACTTACAAGTCTTGCATGGTGGCATGTATGGGACTGGCATCAAAGGACAAGAATCAAAGCGACTTGGTGAAACCGATGACTACAGGTTACGCAGTCGTGTCTATTTCTACCCAAAACATAAGCAGGATCAATTCCCCGCCAAGGAGAGTGGTCTAGGTAGTCATGCCTATGAATATCGCTCCAATAGCCTGTATAACGCTTCTACAGGGGATTCCAACACACCATCCATTGTTGCTAGGCAGAAGCACTACGTAAGTCAAGGGGAACACCCAAGCAATGCGTTCGAGAAAGCTGTTCTGGATCACGGCTATGAAGGCTACCATACAAGTTCTATGGGTGTTATCTTGGGTAGGAATGTTCCTGTCAAATATGTCGGTCAAGTTTCACCAAACCAGATTGGGAAACTTTCCGTGGAACATTCACCGCAAAAACGATCATTTGCAAATTCTGCGGTGAATTCTGCTGGTGAACATGAATCAGACTTGCTTAGTCCTGAACAGATTTCCCATGTCATCAGGAATCGAGAAGCCATCCAGAAAATTGCTCCAAGTTTCAGGCAGCAATATGGTCGTGCTGTTGTGAAGTCAGAAGATGTTGCGGCTTTGGATAATCACTTTAAAGAAGTTGGTCTACCTCTGTGATACAATGTCATCTTTGACATTTTGATAATTATTAGATGAAGTTCTACAAATCCTTTACACAGCATTATTCAAAGATGCTGGTGGTCGAACACGACAACGGCCAAGATTTCTACCGAGACATTCCATTGACCCCTACGCTGTACGTCAATGGCAATGGTGACTACAAGAACATTCATGGCCTTGCACTAAAGCCTATCGAATTTTCTGATACGAAGTCTGCTAGGGATTTTGCAAAGACTATGGGCGCTGGTTGCTATGGCTTTGAAAGGTTCTCTTACGCAGCCATCAATGAACTGTACGGCAATGACTATGACACCAAGAAGATCAAGGGTGTCTATGTTGACATCGAAAATGCCGTCATTGATACCTTCCCGAACATCGAAGAAGCCGACATCCCCATCAATTGCATCACCATGTACTTTGCCGGGAATTACTTTTGCTATACCACTTTGGATACGACTGGCCTAGAAACCGAAGCAAGGGTAAGTCGGTTCGGCACGGAAACCGAAATGCTTGCAAAGTTTTTGCAACACTGGACAATGATCCGACCTGATTGGGTTTCTGGATGGAATTGCCAAGGGTATGACATGCCATATTTGGCGAAGCGCATCCAAAGGGTTCTTGGTAACGATGAAATGAAACGACTGTCACCTTTTGGATTAGTTTCGTTCAAGGTTGATGTGGATGACAAGGGGCGCACAAACAATAGTGTCAACATTGCCGGTGTACAGAACCTAGACATGCTTGTGCTGTACAAGAAGTTTCGTCTGATTACCCGCGAAAGCTACAAGCTGGATTTCATTTCAGAAGTTGAACTGAACGACAAGAAAATCGAAATCCCCGGCACGTTCTATGAACAATACACAAACAATCCGGCAAAGTTTGTGGAATACAACATCCATGACGTAAGGCTGGTCAAGAAGCTGAATGACAAGCTGAACTTCATCGACATGGTGATGTCCGTGGCCTACATTGCCAAGGTCAACTATGAAGACACCTTGAGCAATGTCCGTGTATGGGATGTGCTGATCCATAACTACCTTTTGGAAAAGAACATTTGTGTTCCATATTCCAAGGGCGGTGAAGGGTCTGGCTACGAAGGTGCATTCGTTAAAGACCCCATCCGAGGCTTCTATGAATGGTTGGTTAGCTTCGATTTGGAATCCCTATACCCATCCATCATTATCCAGAACAATATCTCGCCAGAGACTGTCTTGGATGAATCATGCTGGCCTAAGCTGCGACCTACCGATATTGTCAACAAAACTGATGCATATTTTGCGGCAAAAGAAGTTGCAGACAAGTTTTGTGCTACACTATCGGGTAACGGTGTTTTGTGTAAGTCCGATGTGGCAGGGTTTGTCCCAATCCTTGCCGAAGACATCTTCAATAAGCGTAAGGCGGCAAAGAAGATGAAGTTGGATTACAAGAAGCAATTGGAATTAGTTGAAGCCGAAATTTTGAAACGAGGATAATTATGGATCAAATTAAAAGTGTAGAAGGTCGTTGTGGTATTTCTGCAACAATGATTGCGGATAGCATTTCCGATTCCGGTGTGCGAATGACCACTATGGAATTGGTTTATCATCGCTACTGCCACGGGGAGGCGCTAACACATAGGATGCTATCCAAGAATTCTTCAAGCTCTCGCGCAGTGCCTTTGCAAAAGGCAATCGAAAATGTCCTTCAATATCCAGCAATCCCTACCCATTGGGGGAAGAAGCAATCTGGTATGCAAGCTAAGGAAGAACTTTCCGAAGTTGATATGCAAGAAGCTGCCGTGGCTTGGGGCGATGCATGCTCTGCTGCTATCCATGCTTGCCAAACCTTTGATGAAATCGGTGGTCATAAACAATGGGCTGCGCGACCTTTGGAACCTTTCCAGATGATGAAGGTGGTTTGTTCGGCAACCGATTGGAAGAACTTTCTGTGGTTGCGCGACCACGAAGCGGCACAGCCAGAAATCCAG